CGGAGGTAAAACTCCGTGACTCTTGAAAAAGTCTTTTCAGACAGTTCCAAGGGTGTATAGCTCAAAAAGCTCTGCATCTGAGGGATTGCCCCACAAGCACCATTTGGTACTTATGCGTCGTCTTAAGGGAAAGTCCTTGAGTATGTACTTTCTTTACTCGAAAGGGTATAGATAGAGACCTTGGAGCCCACACAACCCAGAAATGGGAGGTTGCTAACAACCGGGATTGAATCCCTTAGTTAGTGTGTGTGGCCCCGGTACTGTTGTTCCGACTTAACTTACGGAGCAAAAGGTAGGGCCGAGACCGCGAGCGGTGACCCGTTAATCTCTTGACAACTGTAAATTCAGTTGGGAACGTAACCCTCTCAAGGCCCGAGTCCGAGAATATGCTCCTTCCGTGACGGAAGGCTCAGTATCGACGGTCATACCCGCTAGTTAAGGTGAGGAAAGATTTTCCAACCCTAATAGACGGACATGAGTTCAGGTTCTGAGGAGGTTACAGTACTTAGGTTACTAGGAAGATTCTATCTTGGAAACAAGATGGTTGGCTCCTTCTTAAATGGAGGAGGGTCCGAAATTCTGCATCTGTGAAGGTGCAGAGGGGGTAATCTGGGTGCTGTGATAATCCGATGACAGCCTGATTGGTGAACAATTCGCCAAAGCCTACCAAGGCTGGCTGCGGCTCCCGAAAGGGAAAACCGAAGTCCGAGGAATTGTAACAAACTACTATCGCTCCAAGATGAAGAACTTACATCGTAAGTCCCCAACTCTTATGCGTTTAGCTAAGGATGTCACAACCCTTGGTGCCATGGTCTCTGTAAAACGAGGCCTACCAGCAGTGAACCATCTCGCAAGAGTGGTTCATGCACTGGGTATGGGAATTAACCGTTCAGTTGTCAAAGTGATCATCACTTACCTTGCTCGCCTATACAACATACAAAGGCGTAACGGACTCTCTTTCTTGGTGAAAACCTTGAAGGGGATGAACGTTGCGCTGATGCAGTCTATAGGTGGGCAACGCCTACAGAATCTGAACCCATTAGGGCTACGATTCTCTCGAACGTCGCGCGGACTCCCAAGGATAATTCCTGTGCTTCATCGAAGACGGATCCGTTCTGGGGATCTCTGGACGATACGCCTGTGGACCACGTTATTCGGGTTATACCGAGTAATTGAAGTTCCAGGTGTTCTGAAAGTGAGAACCATAACAGACGAGTCAACGATGGACCAGCTGCTTCTTCCCGAATTTAGTCAATTCGTGAGAGAGCAATTCTATCCAAGCTTGTCACGGCTCGTTGGGAAACGAGTCGGGATAATGCGAGGGTGGTCTGTTGGGGCACTTGAATTCCTTGCAAGTCTTAAAGCAAGACCTTTCCTGATTAGTAAGTCAGGTCCCCATGTGCGGAAAGATAGGGATTCACCAGCCTCAGGGCCAGTGACTATCCTATCTACGTCGCCATCGGGGATCTTCGCTGCAGCAATCGTATGGTCCGCTAGTCCCCTGATGCCTTTCCTTCGGGATTGGTGTCAGATGACTAAGAACATATGGTTGCTAAATCGGATTGAAGCTTGGTCGAATCCCAAATATGCTCCAGCCATTGATTTCACTACGAATAGTGGTGTCTTCGGTGAACTGGGGACCTTGGGGCGACTCGGCTTCAAGGATGAGCCAGCAGGCAAGGTGCGAGTATTCGCCATGGTGGATTGCTTCACACAGTGGCTCTTAGATCCGCTTCACAAAGCGATCTTCGAGGTACTGAGACGCATTCCGACCGATGGGACATTCGATCAAATTGCTCCGGTTAGACGATTGATGAAGAATAACCCGAAAGGGCCGTTCTATTCTTTCGATCTCTCCGCTGCAACTGACCGTCTGCCACTATCAATCCAGAAAGTACTTCTGTCCTCGGTCTTAGGACCTTGGGCTTCCGAAGTATGGGGAACTCTCCTGGTCGGTCGGTCCTATCTCGCACTGCACAAGCAACTGGGGAAAACCTCAGTTCCTATGCAGTACGCGACGGGTCAACCGATGGGAGCTCTTTCTTCCTGGGCCATGCTTGCCTTGACCCACCACGCTATCGTTCAGTGGGCCGCTCTTCGAGCAGGTGTGATCACCTTAGGAGGGAAATGGTTCTTAGACTATGCCGTCTTAGGTGATGACATAGTAATTGCCAATGGTCGTGTAGCCAAACAATATGAATTCCTGATGGACGCACTTGGTGTGGAAATCGGGCTTCATAAATCCCTTATCTCACTCCAAGGACTCGCGTTGGAATTCGCTAAGCGTTTCCTGACATCCGTCGGGGACGCTAGCGGAATCCCGCTTGCTGAGTACTGGGCGTCATCGAAATCACTTTCGGTGATCCTGGAATTCGCACGCAAACACGAGTTAACCCTCGCGCAGATGCTTTCTGTGCTTGGCTACGGATACAGAGCTAAGGGATCCATGATGGTTGCCTTTACAAAGCAGCCGTCACGGATTGCCAACTACATGATCGCTTGGTACTCTCCCATGGGCCCTGGCTTTGTTAGCTTGGAAGACTTCTTCACCCGAAAGGGATGCGGAAGCCACTACAAGTCAACACCTGCCAAGGTCCAGGGTCTCTGTGAATCGATTCTTAAGGATGAGCTTAAAGCACTCATGGATAAGATAGATTCGCTTGAACCTATGGTAACAGAGGTCAAGAAACTGGTGACAGTTTACAGAGATCGGCAACATTATGGTATGACGAAGAACGTCGCCCCTAGGACAGTATTCAAAGATCTAGAGAGTTCCGGTTGGGATCTCGACACCCGTCGAGGCTCATCTGGAATACTCGATAGTATCTGCGAGACTGTCTTTCGGGAAGCGTTCCTAGACACAGCCATAAGGTTACGGGACCTAAGAACCAAACTCGAGGAATTCTCGGTAGTTGGTCGTGACTGGCCAGCTATTCAGGAACTGGTGGATCTGTATCGTGAGATATCAGACGAACTGGGCTCGTTACCTCTTCCTAAAGCGCTGTACACTCGGTTATCGGATAAAACCGATTACCGGGTTAAGGCGCAATGGGTCGATCTGTATCGAGCACACTCGGGACACCTCCGGACAACTAAAGCTACCTAACCTGAGTGTACCTTCCGATATTGGAAGATATCCCAAGTCATGTTCAGCTTCGGCGTTACCGGAGATGGACCTCTCACTTGGAGCAGGAGGCAGACCTCGGTCTGGCCAACACTCAGCGGTTTCTCATATAAACAACAGGTCCCTGCGAAGGGTAACCCTGTTGAAATATTTTCGAAAACGCATCTGAGCGTCGCCTAGGCCGTGAATCTCAC